TGCTATGGGCCGGCGTCGTCGGCCTCGTTCTGGAGGCGTTGTGGAAGTGACATGCCTACCGCCGCTCGCAAGCATCATGACGCGCTTTGGGATGAGCGGGCGCAATACGGCCATGGCCGGCGCCGCGCTAAGGACAAGTGGCTTTTCCATCACCTGCTAGCTACCGGCAACATAACCGCTGCCGAACATGCCGCCGCTGAGCGGCTTAGCGTGCTCATAGAGCGCTCCGAAGGCCAAGCCGGGGCTAGGACCATGGATCGCGTGGACAGCAGCTCTAGCGACCCACATGCACGCATCATGGACGCTATTCTAGCCGGCCAACTTGTCGAATCCGCTGTTCGTTTCGTCATCGGCCCAATCGCGCCGATCGCGGAATACCGCAAGCAATGGATGGCCCACCTGTTCCGCTCGCCTAGGCTCACGACAACGCAAGCCTATAAGCTTTTCGGTAGAACCATGGTGCCCAGGATCGCCAAAGCTTGCGCTGAGCTTCTGTGTGTCTATTTCGACACATGCGACAAGGACCGCGCCAAGTGGAACGCTGCCGCCGCTACAGACCGCTTGCGCGATCATGCACAAATTGTCATGTAAATCACTAAGGCGCATCCGTGCGTCTAGGCGGCGGGCTGCTCATCCAGCGCTCCCCCACTTTGCCGGCCCAGGGCGGCCCGCCGTTCCTAAAACGTGGGGCCAATCATGAACTTAAGCCAAATCGCGTCCAGACGGCTCGCGCTCATGGGCGAGCTCAAACAAGCCGTCGCGGATATCGAAAGCGCCATAGCGCAGGCTAAGCGCGCCGAAGAGGCCCTAGACCGCGCCAGGGTCATCCATGAGGCCGCTAAGGAGCGGTATCAAGCCCTAGTGCATGAGCGCGCCATGCTCGCGAAAGCGGCTTCTGACTTGATACTGGCGTCTGGCGAGTCTCCTCCGGGTTCGCAGGGTTCGGGGCCGGCCAATGACCCCCCGCCCGTGTTCGGCGGCTTTGAGGATTTGGGTTCGCTAAATTCGGAGGCGTTTGGATGACAGCCGAACCAGCAACCGATGACGAAGCCGACGACGCCGTAGTAGTGTCCCTAGCCGATCGCTACGCCGTCCGCGCCCCCTCAACCGCCGCCGTGATTCGCCGTGTCGGTCCTCAGATCGCCAAGGAAGCGCGCCAAGATGAACGCGCTAAGCTAGCCGTAGCCATCGCCGCAGCTAACCAGGCGACCAGCATGGCCACGACGCTAGCCGAGGCCGCAGCCCGCCAAGAGGCGCGCATGGCCCAAGACGCAGAACGCCAGCGCCTAGACGCAGCCGATCGTGAGCGCATGGCTCACGCCCATGGCTTCCATAAGGGGGCCAGCTGGTTCGGCAGCGTCGGCCTCATTATCGGCGCGCTCGGCATGGCCGGCATCCTCACATGGGCACAAACTACCGTGTTCGATCAGGCCGTGGACGCCGCCAGCACACGCGACATGAACGACCGCATCTTTGACCGGCTCAAAGAGGAGCGTGGGCAGTGAAAGAAAAGGCCAAAGCAGCTAAGCACTTGATGCGCGTGCATCAGCTTATCGCTAAGGAAATGGCCAAAGATTATGTGATTTTGAATGATGACACTGTTCTTCTGATGGTCAATGCGCGCAACACGACTGCGGAAGCCATCGCTGACCCGGAGATGTTCGCTTTGTTGGAAGAGGCCGGGATTCTAGATGTGTGCGAAGACTTCGTCTCGCGAGTCGATAATTTCTTATCGACGCTAACACTGACGCAAACGCTAACTGAGCACTGACACAAGTGGCTGCTATGAATGTACGCGCTCTGGCGCGCGGGGGCTTCTCAGCCTATGGGGATTGTTCCTATGACGCGCGCTCGCGCGCCGTCATCGTCCAAGCCGCCGCTACAGAGACTGTAACCCTACGTGCTGTGTTCACAACGGATATCAACACGATTGATTATGAGCTGGCGAACCTAGAGCTAGTAGATGAACCGGCCATCACGGACGATTATTTTACCGTGGATCTGACAAACTTCGACTCCGGCAGCACAGCCCGATTTGATGTGATGTTAGATTCCGGCGAACAACGTCAACTCAACATCGCCATAGTCGGCGCACCACCTGCCGCGCCGTTCAATCCGGGCGGCGATTATGGAGACTTCGAAGCCTAACTCATGGCCAATCCTCTCCGTGTGCCGCGTGGAACGGCTGCCTCCATAGAGAGTCGCATTCTGCTGAGTGGGGAAATTGCGTGGGCGACAGACGAAGAAAATTTGCGTGTCGGTGATGGCGAAACCGCTGGCGGCATCATCATTGGCGGACGGGCGGGCGCTGGGGAGACCGGCTCAGGCGGGCGTCTTACGCCGGTTTCGGGAGCCCCTGTCGTCGTGAGCGATCATGTCGGCGTTGATATTGTCTACTTCACGCCCTATGGCGATGACACGTTCGCCACTTGGGATGGCAATAGCTGGACGCTTTCAACATTCTCTGAGCTGACGCTGACGCTGGCTGCCGCACAACACCTCGCCAACACCAATTACGATGTGTTCTGCGCTGTTTCATCCAGCGCCTTGGTGATCGGAACCGGGCCGGCGTGGAGCAACAGCGAGTGCGCGTATTCCGCCACCAATAACGGCGTGGGCTTCAACCAGGCACGCGGCACGGGCGCTGGCACAACGGAGCTCGAATCGTTCAAGGGCGCTGTGGTGAACAAAAACGCGATCACGCTGCGCAATGGCGCATCCACGACCTATTCAATCAGCGCGCGCGGTGCGCGTTATGTCGGCTCAATCCGCACGCTGCTTGCCGGCCAGACAGAAGATGTTGGCTATGGAGCGCCAGCGCGGCGCTACATTTACAACGCGCTCAACCCCGTACCGCGCATTGCGCAATGCCATGACACAGACCCTACGCACAATTACAGCACGCCAGCGTTTCGGCGCTTCAATGACGACGACACGCTAGCGCCGGAGATCCTTGACGGGCTCGGGCGCATGCCTGTGTCAGTGCGCGCCAATGGCGTTGTGATTACGTCTGCGGTGGAAACCCGAGACGTTTATCTCGGCATCGGGCGTAACAGTCCGCAGGGGCCGATCAGCGCGGCCAAAGCCCGCATAGGCAATCTTACTGACCATCACGTCATCGCCCATTACAGCGGCCACCTGGACCAGATCGGGCTCAACAAAATTTATCTGCTCCAATACGGTGGCGAGGATAGCACGACTGGCACAGAGACATGGTTGGGCTGGACTGAGGGCAAGGACAATGCCGGCATCGTCGTGGAGCATTGGGGATGATCCAGGGGCTGGATGATCCTTACGCGCCGGTTGAGTTTTTCGAAGTTGATGGTTGGCTGGCGGCTGGCTTTAGGAACACGCATGGCCGCACGCGCGTTGCGCCATCCGTTGTGCAAGCCGCTAACACGGAGATTATCCTTTCGATTGGCGACAGCAACTCAACGAATGGGCTGGGCGGCGCGGGCTATGTCGCGGCCTCCTATGCCGATATCTATATGCTCAACATCTACGATGGCGGCATCTACAACGCGCACCTTACGACAGCGGCGGCAGGCACGGTGGATCCGGTGTTGGGCTGTGGCGGAGCCACGGCGCATTCTTGGCTCACGCGCTTGGCTGATAAGCGCATTGCGCGCGCTGGCGTGGACCGCGTGTGTCTCGCAGCGATGGCGCTGGGCGGCACGGACATCGACAGCTACGCATCGGGCGCGTCCTCGACGCCGCGCGATAACTACAACCTCAAGAACCGCTTGCCTGTGATGATACGCCGGCTACAAGATGTGAGCCTAACGCCAAGCTATGTGGTGATCCAGAACGGCGTTAGCGTGCATTCACGTTCCGTTGGCGGTTCGCCATCTATCGCGGATCCGCAAGCCTATTGGACCGCCTGCTTTGGCTACGTGAAGGCGGTAATCCGCGCGGCGTTTCCAACGTGTCCGATCTTCGTGGGAAATCCCTATACTTATGTGCCCAATCTCTCGCCCACTACGTCAACGGCGGTGGCCGCTGCGCAAGCCGCCGTTACTGACAATGACGCCAATGGGCAGAACGTTTGGGATGGGGCCGCGAGCGACGATCTGACGGGATCTAATCGCACGACTCCGGAATCGGAAGAAAGCATAGCCATTCATTTCAGCGCGACGGGCGGTGAAACGTTAGCGACGCGCTGGGATACGGCCATAGCCTTACACCCTAACTTGCCATGAGCCTGATTCCATGAGCCACGGCGCACAATCGATCTGGACCACGACTACGACAGGTCTACTCAAGCTGGAAACAGCCCAAGAGATTAAGGCTGGTCTGACGGTTGAGACTGATAACCTTGTCGCCAGCGCCACCACAGGCAACATTACGTTGTCGGGATTGCAGACGATTGACGGCGTTGCCGGCGTGGTCGCGCAACGTGTGCTGGTCAAGGATCAATCCACGGCGTCGCAAAACGGCGTCTACACGCAATCGACAGGATCTTGGACGCGCGCGACCGATTGCGACACGTGGGCGGAGTTGGCCGGCTATAAGACCTACGTCACAGGCGGTTCCACCAATATCGGTAAGCTCTACGTCTGCACTAACGAAACCGGGGGCGTGCTGGGCACGACCAGTGTCGTATGGGCTGAGTTAGTCATATCAGGCGCGGCGCATGCGGTACTTGATGAAACCACCTATCAGGGTTTGTTCAACGCCCTGATGGACGGGGATTGGTTCATCGATTCGGCTGGTCGGATCGGTAACGAGAACTTCGATACGTCGCTTCCGTCCGCGTTCGGCGGCATCACGGAAGGTACGGGCAAGACGGTTGCGCCTTGGCGTTACGGCTATGCCGGGCAAAACGGCGATGGCATTTTCGGGCTTAGTGCCCACAAGATCAACACGGCGACTTCGACTGTTACGCCCTACCTCTGGAACCAATTTGGTTCGCTTGTCTATGCTGAGGGCAATGTCTGGGGCGTTGGGGCTTGGCTCCAAGCCATTTCGGTCGATACGGGCGGCACGTATGAGTCCCATGCGTGGGCGCTGGTGGCCACAGGCGAAGTGCGTGGCAGCTCGCTAAGCTGCTACTCTCGCGGCGCCGAGATCGACGTCACCATCAATGCTGCGGCGCCAGTTGGCAATTACACGCAAGCCTGGGGCCTCAATGTCGGCGCGCAGGGCACGGCGGCGGGGCAGCACCCGACCGGCATCATGTACCTCAATTGTGGCCAGTCTGGCTCTGAGCCGCAGCACGGGCTGCTCTTCAAGGACAACCAGGAAAGCCCGATCAAATCGACGGGCACGCTGATCGGCACGTTCTACACCACCGGCGTTGGCGCGGGCTCGCCGTTGTTGTCCGGGACGTATTGCATCGACTTCCGTAACACGGCGTTCTCGACGGCCTATCTGGCGTTCGGCAGCGGCTCGACCGCCCTCTTCCAGGTGGACGGATCGTGCAACATGCGCGCCGTCTCCGGCCTCTTCGGGACGACAACGGTGTTGTCCATCGGCGGCAACAGCGACAATCTGCAAAACCACGGCACGACCGCAGCGACGGGCGGGCTGGCGCTGGGCATGTTCAACGCCACCGCAGGAACCGCAGCGCATCTGGACTTCTATCGCAGCAAGAACGCCACGATTGGCTCTGCGACCGTGGTGGCCAATGGCGATGGGCTGGGCGCGATCAATTGGTATGGAGCCCAGCAGACCGGAACCTTCGCGACCCAGACCATGGCGGCTCAGATCCGCGCTGAGGTAGACGGCGCGGTCACGTCCGGCGCGAGCGGCGACATGCCGGGGCGCATCGTGTTCTCGACCACGGCGGACGCGGGCGCTGCGGTCACAGATCGGCTCATCCTCGACGCTGCGGGCGTGCTCAAGCCGAACGCGAATGACGGCGTCGCACTCGGCACAACGGCCCTCTCTTTCTCTGACCTCTTCCTAGCCTCCGGCGCCGTCATCAACTTCAACAACGGCGACGTGACCCTAACCCATAGCGCCGATGCGCTGACGGTGGGCGGCGGGCAGTTTCAGGCCGCGCTCCTCTCTTCCGCCACGACGCCGGATTATGCCTTCGCCTCCGACGCAGACACGGGCATGCGCCGCAGCGCCGCCAACACGCTGGCGTTTACGGTCGGCGGCACGGACACGGCGACGCTGACGGGCTCAGGCTTTGCCGTGACCGTCGCCGGCTCTGGCGCCGCCGCGGTGCAGCTTATCGGCACCAACGCCGCCAACGGGCCCTATCTGGAAAGCTACGCCAACAGCGCGTCGCCCGCCGCCAACGACATCATCGGCGCCTGGGAAGTCTACGGCAACGACGGCGCCGCGGCGAAGACTCGCTACACATCCATCTATCACTACATCCTCGACACGACCGACACGTCGGAAGACGGCCAAATCCGCATTCAGACGATGGTGGCGGGCACGTCGGCGGAGCGCATACGGATCGGCGGCGGCCTCTTCCACGCGTCAGCCACCGGCGGCGACAAAGGTAATAACACTATTAATTTCGGCGCGGTTTATGATGATAACGTTCTGTTAACTGATTATGTTTTTGATTTATACTTTAACACAACAGGGAAAGAATACACAGAAGCCGTTCAACAGCGTGTTGATGCTTTTAACATTTCTTGGTTTAATCTTGATGTTTACGCAATGCACTGGCGCGATAACCATGCTTTGCCAGGCATGCCAGATCTTGATGATGTGATTGATGGCCGGGTCAAAGAGCTATCGCTAGGAGCGATGATCCAACGCCTATGGCAAACGGCGGAAATCCAAGCCATCCACATTGAGACGTTGAACCAGCGCATACACAATCTAGAGCGTCAGTTAGGGCGGCTAGCTTAATGCCGACACTGGAAAATCCACGCCATGAATTGTTCGCCTGCGGCATCGCCAAAGGATTGGCACAACGTCATGCTTACCTTGACGCCGGCTACAAAGGCGGAAATGACGCCGCTGTTGATGCGAGCGCGAGCGCACTTCTAAGGCGTCCTAAGGTTTGGGCGCGCATTCAGGAGCTACAAGCGTTGGGCGTTGAGCAAACGTTGAACACCGTCGAAAGCCTGTGCGCCGAGTTGGATCAGGCGCGAAGCGTGGCTGCGAGCACGTCAGCAGCAGCCGCTATGGTCGCGGCCACGATGGGCAAGGCTAAGTTGCTCGGGCTTATAACGGACAAGGTAACCGCTAACCATACCGTAGAACGGTTCGTTAGCGATGTGCCGCTAGCGCCCGAAGAGTGGTCAGCCAAGTTTGGTTGCCAAGATGATGGGGGCGAGCCATCCCCCGTGAATTAGCGTGGGCGCCGCAGCCAGGCCCACAGACGGCGTTTGTGCAATGCCCGTTTGAAGATGTGGTCTATGGCGGCGCGCGAGGCGGCGGGAAGACTGACGCTGCGTTAGGCGATTGGGCGATACACGCCGAACGCTATGGCGAGCACGCCAAGGGCTTAATCGTGCGCCGCACACGGCGCGCGCTGGAAGCCACTATTCGGCGGGCGCGGGTGATCTATCGCGGCCTAGCCACATGGCATGAAAGCAAGAGCACGTTCATTTGGCGCAACGGCGCCAGCGTGACCATGAACTATATCGAGCGGGATCAGGACGCGGACCAATATCAGGGCCATGATTACACACGGGTTTATGTGGAGGAGCTAACCCAATTCGCGCATCCGGGGCCGATCGATAAGCTACGGGCGACGCTGCGCTCAGGCGTCGGCGTTCCTACCGGCTTCCGCGCCACGTGCAATCCGGGCGGCGCTGGGCACTCATGGGTTAAGCAACGCTACATTGACCATGGCCCGTGGAACATGACGCGGCACACGTTCACGTGTCCTTTCACGGGCAAGCAGGTGGAGACCAGGCGCGTTTTTATCCCGGCGCGGCTGAGCGACAATCCGGCTTTGCTCGACAATGACCCGAACTATGTGGCCCAGCTATACCAATCGGGCTCGCCAGAATTGGTGCGCGCTTGGCTTGAGGGTGACTGGAACGTCATTGAGGGGGCGTTCTTCCCTGAGTGGCGTGATGCTTTGCACATTGTTCGCCCATTCCAGGTGCCAACGCATTGGGCGCGTATACGTGGTTTCGACTGGGGCTCGGCAGCGCCATTCAGCGTGGGTTGGTGGGCTGTGGCCAGCGAGGCGACGGGCAGCAGCAGCGGCCTCATTCCGCGCGGCGCTCTGGTCCGTTACCGCGAATGGTACGGGGCTAGCGAGCCCAACGTGGGGCTCAAGCTCACGGCTGAGACCGTCGCTGAGGGGATAAAGGCACGCGAGGCCACTGACGAAAAGATAGCGCTGAGCGTGGCTGACCCCGCGATATTTGCGGAAGACGGCGGACCTTCGATTGCTGAGCGGATGGGCGCGCGTGGCGTGTGGTGGACTCCCGCCGATAACAAGCGTGTCGCTAGAGTCGGGGCGGTGGGCGGATGGGATCAAGTGCGGGCTCGCCTAGTCGGTATGGACAACCGCCCCATGCTCTACAGCTTCGCCACCTGCCCGGCATTTAACCGCACTGTGCCGGCCTTGCAACATGACAGCCTGCGTCCGGAAGACGTGGACACAGACGGCGAGGATCATGCTGCGGATGAGGGGCGTTATGTGTGCATGTCTCGGCCCTGGACCGCGCCGGCGCCAGTGAAGGCTAAGCCGCGCGACATGTGGCGCATGGAAAGCGACGAAACCCACAATTGGAAAGTGGCTTAGTGGCCAACGTGGTTGACTTTGCGGAGGCTACGGCTGACCGCGTGTCGCCTGAGCGCCAGCAGCATGACCGCGCGCTCAAGCGGTATGTTGAGATGTTCGAAGAGGCTGAGCGCGCGACGCAGGATTCGCGCCGGAAGGCCGAACGCGACCGCGACTACTACGATAACAAGCAATGGACGGCGGAAGAGGCTGAGGAGTTGGCGCGGCGCGGTCAACCCGTCATCGCCATGAACATCATCCGGACACGCATCAACTACCATCTTGGCCTAGAGAAGCGCGCCCGTCGCGACCCGAAAGCGTTTGCGAGGAATCCGCAGGATGAGGCGACGGCGGAAGTGGCTACGGCTGCGCTGCGCTACGCCATGGACCGCACCGGCTATCATGATGAGCGCTCCTTCGCCTGGGAGAACATCAAGATCGAAGGCGTGGGCGCTATGGAGGCGGCGCTAGAGCCGCGCCAAGATGGCGGCATGGACGTAAGGTGGAGGCGCATCCCCTGGGATCGTTTCTTTTTCGATCCTCACAGCGCGCGCATGGACTTTAGCGATGCGGCTTATGTCGGGCAGGTGCGTTGGGAGGATGAAGACACGCTGCTGGGGGAATACCCCGAAGCGGAAGAAGCCATAACGCTGAGCTCCGCGAACGATAGCATCGGGCTCAGCGATACATACGACGATCGGCCACGCTTTGAAGTGTGGACTGACCCGAAGCGCAAGCGGCTCCGGGTTGTCCAGCTCTGGCATAAGCAGGGCGGCGAGTGGATGTATTGCGAGTTTGTGCGTGGCGGCATCCTCGCGGTGGGGCCTAGCCCGTTCCACGATGACCAGGGTGACAGCCTGTGCGGCATCGTGGCGGAGTCGTGTTACGTCGATCGTGACAACAACCGCTATGGCGAGGTTCGCGACCTTGTGGACCCGCAAGACGAAATCAATAAGCGCCGATCGAAGGCGCTGCATCTTCTCAACACGCGGACGATCATCACGACAACGAATGCGGCGCCCGATGGCGACCTTGAGAAGATGCGGCGTGAGGCGAACCGCCCTGATGGGCTTGTGGTGCGGGCGCCAGGCAGTGAGTTTGAGATTGACAAGAACACGGAACTAGCAGCCGGCCAATCGGATCTAGCGGCGCAAGCCATGGGCTACGTGGCTTCCAGCGGGCCGAACATGGCGCTGCTGGGCAAGGGCACGGAATCGCAGTCCGGACGCGCCATTCAGGCTCAACAACAAGGCGGCATGATTGAGCTTGGCGACGGGCTTGACACGCTGCGGCGGTTGGATTGGCGCGTCTACAAGCAGACGTGGAACGCGATCCGCGAGTATTGGCAAGCGCCGATGTGGATTCGCGTGACGGATGATGAGCGAGCGCCCCAATATGTGGGGATCAATCAGCCGCAAATGCAGATGACGGAATTTGGCGAGCAGATGGTTGGGATGCAAAACGCCGTCGCTGAGATGGACGTTGATATTCTGATTGAGGATGCGCCGGACCTGTCCAGCCTAGAGGGCGAGACGTTCGCGGCCATGATGGACGTGTTGAAGTCTGGCGCTCCGCCGCCCGTGATGATGTTCATTGCTGAGATGCATCCGGGCTTGGCGTCGTCGAAGAAGCGCAAGCTTCAACAGATGATTGAGCAGATGATGCAGATGGCCGCGCAACAGCAGCAGCAAGAGCAAGCCAAAGAGCAAGCCAAGACGCAAGGCGATTTGGCGATACGGAAACAGAGCGCCGACACGCAGTCCGCCCGTTTGGAGCTGGATGCGATGGTTGCCGGCGCTGACATGGCGGAGAAGGCCGGCAGGCCGGACCCGCAGATGAAGGGACCGCCCGCGCAAGCGTGATTGCGCGCATTCGGCTCGCCCCCGTTACCGGGCGCAATCGCTTCCCGCCAGCGTTATGGCGGAGGTCAACGGAGAACCACGATGGCAAAGGAAACCGGAGACGGCGAAGCAAAGCCGTTGAATGAGATCATCGCAGAGCGCAATGAGCGCCCCGTTATCGCGGATTATACCGACGATGAAGGGCGCGAGGCGGCTCACATTGAGCAACGCGAGCAGCGGGAAGAAGTAGAATCCCGGCCACCAAAGAGGCGCGAAAGGCGTCAGATTGAGCCGGGCTATGTCCCCCTGAGCGAAGTGCTCAATGAGCGCGAGCGTCGGCAGCGTGTCGAAGCGGAGAACGAACGTTACCGCCAATGGGTAGCTGAGCATAACGCGCGGCTGAGGGAACAGGCGGAAGCGGAAAGCGAAGCGCCTGACATGTTCGCGGATCCACAGGGGTATAACCTGTGGGTTCAGGATAGCGTGAGGCGACACGCTCAGCGGCTTGCTGATGAGCGTCTTGGGCCATTGCAGGAACAGCTGAGAGATCAGCAAATTAAAATGTCTGCGATGGCCGCGCAATCGCGTCTAGGCTTGGATAAGTGGAAAGATTTGAATGAGTGGATTAGGGCTTTGCCTAAAGCCACGTTCAATGAGCTTTCCGCAGAGCCGGATCCATACGCAGCGGCGGAAGTCGCTTGGCGACAAGAACGTGTGTTCAGAGAGCTTGGCGACGATGATCTAGAGACTTGGTACGAAAAGCGGTCCAAGGCGCGCGCTGCTGAGCAGCGGCGCGCAATGGCTGCTGCCATCATGGAAGATGAAGACGCGGACGATGAGGAAGACGACGCGCCCCCGGCGCGAGCGTTGCCAAAATCGTTTGCGGGCAGACGCTCCGTTGACGAACGCGGTGCGGGCGGCAGCTATGCCGGCCCTAAGCCGCTAGCGGAAATCATCAGAAATAAACCCCGTAATAGACGCTGAGCGCGCATCGCGTGTCAGCAAGCGAAGAAGGAATAACCAGCTATGGCTGACACACGCGCAGCAAGTGGATTGACCGCCCAGCAATGGGATGATCAGTTTTTCACGGAGTATTTCCAAGACAATCGGTTCGCTGATCAGATGGGGACCGGTACAAGCTCGATTATCCAGGTCAAGGAAGGGCTCACCAAGCAGACGGGCGATTCGCTCACGTTCGCATTGGTGAACAAGCTCTCCAATGACCCGGTGCTCGGCACTGATTTGCTGGAAGGCGCGGAGGAGGATCTTTCCTCCCGTTCGTATCGCCTCTACGTGAACAAGCGCCGGAACGCCGTCCGCGTCGCGGAGATGGAGGAGATTAAATCCGCCATCGATTTGCGCGAGGCTGGGCGTGATGTGCTCATGGATTGGGCCAAGGAAGACACTAAAGACCTGATCATTGACGCCATCGAAAGCATCAATGGCACGGTCTATGCGTCGGCTTCGGAAGCCAACAAGGATGCATGGCTTGTGGACAACGCTGACCGCGTGCTGTTCGGGGCTGCCTTGTCAAACAACTCATCGAACGACCACAGCGCATCGCTGGCGAACGTGGACAACACGAACGACAAGCTGACTCCTACGGCTCTGTCGCTCATGAAGCGCATGGCGTTGAAGAAGCGGACGGACGGCGCCCCTAAGGTGCGACCGGTGCGCGATCCGGGCAATGGCAAGCGTTATTATATCGCGTGGACGCATCCGCTGCTTATGCGTGATTTGCGGTCCGACTCGACAATCACGCAGGCTCAGCGCGAAGTCTCGCTCCAAATGGAGAATAGCCGCCTGTTCGAAGGCGGGGACATTCTCTGGGATGGCATCATCGTGAAGGAAGTGGATGACTTCAACGCCATCACAGGCGTTGGGGCTTCGTCCATTGACGTTGGCCGGTGCGTTCTCCACGGGGCGCAAGCGATCGGCGTCGCCTATGGCAAGCGTTGGCGCACGCGCACGAAGGAATTCGACTATGGCGACAAATACGGCATCGCCGTTGAGTGCGTCATGGGCGTGGGCAAAATGCAATTCGGTAAGAACGTAGCCTCAGACACGGGTGACTTGGTCGATCATGGCCAAGTGACGGGCTACTTCGCTTGCGTGGCTGACTCGTAAGAGCTGGATTGAAGGAGATTCACAATGGTAGCTGAAACACTTACCGCCACGCGCGGTAGCAAAAACTTCCCAGGGCCTATGTCCCCCACGGTGGCCGGCACAGTGATGTGCGCTTATGGCTCCTACACGATCGCCGCCGCTGTTGAGGATGGCGATATCTTCGAAATGTGTTGGGTGCCGGCTGGAACCGTGTTGCTTGGTGGCTTCTTCTACGGGGCCGATATCGACACGGGCACGGAAACGCTGGACATGGATCTAGGATGGGCGGCCAACGGCGGCTCTGGCACGTATGATGCAGCTGATCCTGACGGGCTTGGCAATCTGGGCGTGCTGACCGGCGATGCGTTCGCCACGGGCAATCTCTCGCCTGTCGCGGGGCTGATCTATCCGTTCAGCGGGATCTTCGCGACGGGCATCCTTCCGTATTTCACGCGCAAGACGCTGCTTCAAATCGAAGCCAATGCGGCGTCTGCTGCGGGTCATACGGGCACGGTGTCCTTGGTGGCGTTCTACACCGTTGACCCGAGTCTGATCACGTGAGGGCTCGCTTCTTAGGCGATCCGGTGGAGCGGTCGAAAGGCCGCTTCACCAATCCTCCGGGCGATTGGTTCGATGTGCCGGAAGGCATGGAAGACAAGTACGCCAATAACTCGCATTTCGAAGTGGATGCGTTCGCGCAAGCCGGTGATGAGCCGGTGAAGCGGCGACCAGGCAGGCCGCGCAAGCTCCCCCCCCC